CCCAGCGTGATCGCGGAAACGTCCGTGTCAATCTGGACGCTGGACACCGACTGAACGTCATACGGCGCAAGGCTTACCCACGTCTGCCCGACGATCTCCGCCTCAAACGTCCGCGTCGCAGACGTGCTGTTCGGCGCAAACTCCCGCTCCGTGTACCGCATGATCGCCACCGACGCACGAGACACCACGTTCTGCAGCACCGAATCCTGCGACGTGTCCACCGACTGCTTCTGCAGGAACTCACGCGCCTGAGACAGCGACACAAGATCCCCCGACAACCTTGTGCCTGTCGAACCAGCCGAGTACGAAACGATCAGATCCTCAGACGCCGTAGTGGTAGGCGTCGTCGTCCCGTTGTCCCAAAAGATGCTGTACTGCCCCGCCGTAGCGGGCGCCGTCATCTGCACCGAATACTGGCCCGAGCTGGCGGGGTACTCAATGATCCCCGAAGTCGTCCGCGCAGTCGTCGTCCCGCCGACGTTGTCAAGCAGCCGGACGCCAATCGTGCCCGTCAGGCCGGTAGGCGCCCCAGACAGGACCGCCTCAAACACCTGCCCAGGCGGAACCGTCAAGCTCACCGCAGCACCCGCTTCTCAGCACGCTTCACGACAGGCTCAGCCGACGCGCCGACACGCCGCAGTTCCTCATCAACCTCGTTGACGAGATCCGCGCGGCCCTCATTGGCGTACTGCTTACGCTCCGCAAGCAGTTGCGCGACAAAGTCACGATCCGATGGCATGAAGCCTCCCTGTAACGTGCAACCAGCGTCGCGCCCGAACGACCCTACGGGCGCGGCGCACTTCATTCCTGCGGGCGGGGATCGAACCCGCCCAAGCCCACCAGGGCGCAGGGAACCGACCTAGAAGGTCGGAGCCACCAGGCCCGTACCGCTGATGACCGAAATGGCCTTCGGCAGACGGCCGGCGATGATGGCGTAATAGCCATAGAGCTGCGCACGCACCTGCAGCGTGTTCGACAGAACCTCAGACAGCACGCGGAACACGGGCTGCGACTCAAACAGGTACAGATCCTGAGCCGAGTAGATCAGCACCTGATCCTCGTTCGTGCTCGCACCGTTCGTGGTCGTGATGTTCGCGTCCAGAATCACCGGCAGACCCTGCAGGGTGCCGACAATCGCCTGAGCAGCGACCTTCTCCGACAGGCCCATCGCGTTGAAGCCGGGGTTGCCAACCGGAACCACCAGCGGGCGGTTCTGGGAGTCAAGCGACTTCAGCAGGAACGCCCAGCGACGCGGGTGCATCGCAATGACGCTCGGCGGGCGGTACAGGTTGGTGTTCACATCGTTGATCGCACCAGCGACCTTGCTGTACATGGTCGCAACGGACGGAGTTGTCTCCGTCCAAGTCGTCGTGTTGATGGACGACACCTGCGTGATGCCCTTCGCGTTGGTGACGGTGCCACCAATGACCTTGACGTCAATCTGCTTGTCGAACTCTCGCGTGAGGTCATCGAAGATGACCGAGTCGATGCCCGGCACGCTCATATCGAGCAGCTGCTGCGAGAAGTCCTGCTGACCAGCGACCGTCTGCACCTGACCAGTCACCGACGTGGTGACGAGGTCCGTGCTGGACACCGTGCCACCATCGGACTGCACCGCCGCCGAAGCGCCCGTGGACACCTTCGGCAGGTTGATGCTGTTCGTGCCGGGAGGCAGCGGCAGCTTGTGGACCGAGTCAGCGACCGGGCGACCCGGACGCGGAACGGCAATCCACTCGTTCGTCAGCCACAGCGGAGGAATGAACTCGCCACCGGACGTTGCCGTCTGGTTGATGGCGCGACCCTCAATCTCCATCTCACGGGTGTGCTGCGCCATCCGCTCCTGAGCCTCACGGTCGCCACGATGAGCGGCGAACGCATCAGTCACGAACGAGCGCTGCCCGTTCTTCTCGTAGGTCAGCTCGGAGCGAGTGACCTTGACGCCCTCGCGGACCTCCAGGGACTTCTCCGGCGTGTCCTTGACGGGCTCAACCGGCAGAGCCTTGCGGGCCTCGTCCAGCTCCACAGCAGCGGCAAGCCGCTCCTGAGCCGCCTTGTACGCCGAACGAGCCTCGTCAAACGCGGCCGTCAGCGCGTCAGTGTCGGCATCCTCGCCGGCACCCTCGACCGCGCGCAGCGCGGCCTCGTAGGAAGCGAACGCAGCCGTGACCGCATCGCGCTTCTCCTTGAGAGCATCCATGCTCTCCTCCTCGGTTTAGAGGTTGGATTTACTGAGCGAAGCCCGACACATCGGTGTCGAACTCAAAGGCGCGCCGCATCCGCTCCACATGCTCAACGTGGAGGGCCAGACGCCCTTCTGCGGCCTCAGCGTCGGTGCCGCCAACGCCATCCCTGGCGATCTGCGGAGCCGGTTCCGAATCTGCTTCGGCGGTTGCCACGGCATCAGCCGTGTCAAGTTCACGGGCACTCGCGTCCGTCTGCGAGTACGCGGGGTACGTCACGATGCTCACGTCGTACAGGTCGCGCACCTGGAGGATCGTGCGGGTGATCTGCCCGTCACTGTTCTCCTCCCAGCGGTCCTGATCCACCGTGAACGCAAACGACATCTGGTCAATGTCGCCACGCTTGACCAGCGTGCGGATGTCCCGAGCGTAAGACGTGTCGGCGGCACGGAAGTACGCGCGCAGTCCCCTGGGGTCTTCGCGCATGTCCAGGGTGTTGTTCTTCGTGCGGCCCAGAACAAGGTTCGGGTCATGGTTGAACAGCGCACGAACGTCCTGATGGGCATCCAGCGCCTTACGGAACGCGCCACGGGCCACGAACTCAGTGAACCCGCCGAGATCCTGCGAGCGCTTGTCAAACACAGCGGCCGTACCCTGAAACTGAATGTCGCCGTTCTCGGCGTCGCGCTGCCCGGTCATCCCGCACTCGGGGCAACCCACCCCAGCGCAGTCCGGGCACGTCCCACGCATTTCAAGGTCGGCAGCGGCGACCAGGGATCGCTTCTCCGGCACCGTGAACGTGACGGGCTCCCCGCTAGAACGGGTGACGACGTACACGCTGGACGGCACCGAAGCGTTGTGAAGATGGCGGCGTTCAACCGCAAGAGGCTCAGTCATGGGTTCTCCTACGCGGCGAGAGCGCCGGGGTCCGGGTTCGCGTCCGAAGGCTCGTTCGGTTCATTCGGTGCGCCGCCAACAGGCGTCACCTGCAACTCGTCCCCGTCCGGATGAGGAGGCAGCCCCTCACTCCGCCTGATCTCATTCGCCGTCAACCAGCCGCCCTGCTTGCCCTGCAGCGCAGCGGCATACCTGACCGCCGTATCGGCCCGCAGAAGCTCATCAGGCACAAAGCACGGCACAAGGTCACGATCGGGGAACAGGTCATCGTCCCTGCGCAACGCCTGCTCAATCCGCGCCATGATCGGCCCAATGCTGAACTGCAGCAGCCGGCGGTTCTTCTCCTCCATCGACACGCGCGGCTGATCGTCAGCAGCACCAATGTCAGACGGGTGAAGCGAGAAGATCCGCGCGACCTCCTCAACCGCGTACTTGCGGCCCTCAATGAACTGCGCGTCACGCGGACTGATGCCAATGCTCTGCACCGTGAACCCATCAGGCAACACAGCAGCCTTGTGCGCGTGCGACGCGCCCCTGTGCTGCGCCTGCCACGACTCGCGGGCCTCCTCACGCTGCTGACGGGTAGAACCCATCCCAGCGCTGATGACCAGGCCCGGCGTCGCATCGTTCGCCCAGAACCGCGCAGCGAACTCGTCCTGCCGCAGCGCCGCACCCAGCGCCTCACGATGCACGTTGATCGGGCTCATGCCGATCAGCGGATCACTGAACAGCACGAACGGCACGTACAGCACATCGGACCGCGACAGTTCCACGTACGACGCGCCCGACCGAAACACACGGAAGATCAGTTCCCCATCGCGCACAATCGGCGTGCAGCGCGCAGGGTCCAGCGGTAGCAGCTCCGTCACGCGCGCATCCGTCCGCACCGTCGACTTCGCCTTCTGCATGAACGCGCCACCCCAACCGTTCATCGACGCGACGATGTACGACACGAAATCGAACGGTGACTGCTCACGGTTCGGACGGTCATGGAGAAGCATCCACTGCGGCGCGTCCTGCGCCTCCACGCGCTCAGTAGGAGTCTCGCGGTACACCTTCAACGGCAGCGAAGCCGTCGTTTCCGCAAGCCTGCGGATACACGCCAGCGCCGAAGGCAACGTGACCGCCTTGTCAGGCGTGACGTACTGCCCCGCCGACGTAGCAAGCCCGATCCCCTGACCAGGCATCGGGATAACGCTCGTGCCAGCGAACAGCGTAGACCTCACTTCGCGGTTCCCGCCACGGGTAGCGAGAATCACGCAAGCACCTGGTAAAAGAGCACGCGGCTCTCGGGAATCTCAACGTGTCCGGTCACGGGCACTCCCTCATCCTCGGCGTTCAACACGCGCGGGTTCCACAAGATGTAGTGGCCGCCAACACGACCAACCAGAATCCCCTCAACGGTCGTAACCCCGTCCACGAAATGCACGCGCACACGATTGTTGCGCTTGTTCCACGGCATCCTCACCAGACTTCAACCTCCCCCGAAACCTCACGGTCAACCAGCGCGGACGCCATCGCCAACGCAACCGCAGCGTCAATCGCCCCGCCACCACGCGGCGCCTTCACGAACCGCCACTTCTCCCCACCAGCAGCCTTCGCCGTCGCCGCCAACACCTGCGCCGACAACATCGGATCGCACGGATGCACCAGCCTGCGAGTCCGCACCCACTCAGCAACCCTCATCGAACCCTCAGCCATCGGAGCCGGATCTTGCGAATGAACGATGCACGCGATCCCGTGCTCGTCCTCAAGGATGCCCGCCAGAATCTCGCCGCCAGCATTGCGGTCAAACACAACACCGTGAACGTCCCACCGCTCACGCATCCGCAGAACCGCGTCCACGATCACCTGCGGTTTCAAAGACGTGCCATCTCTCGGCGGCTCAATGATTGCCGGCGCACCAACCACCACGCGCTCACCGTCACGATGAACGGGCACAGCAGCAGTGGTGTCCCACTTCCAGCCAAGATCCAAGCCGACCCACACCCCGGACCCATCTGGAATGAACGATTCCGGGTCACCACACGCAGCCCAATCCACAGGACTGATCGCCGCGTTCTCCCCGCGCACCCACACGTTGCAAGCGAACCGCGCCCACTGCCAACTCTCCATCGTTGGCGAATCCCTGCGACGCCTCAGCGCGTCCAGCGTCAACCACGACGCAGGGTTCGCCTGCTTCACCAACTCCAAGTCCTGCAAGTCCCCGTCGGCCGGGACCGCCCACTCGTGCATCACGAACTCACGCGACCGCGCGAGCGTATGGCAACCATCCACCGACAACTCAGGCAAACTCATCGCGCGGTTACGCATCCGGCCCAACGCCGAATCCTCGTTATCCCCAGCCGTGGAGATAGTCACGATCTGACCGCCGCGCTTATCCAGCCCGTCCCGCCACACCGCGTACAGATCCGCGTTCTTATGGCGATGAAGCTCGTCCACCAGGGCCAGCGTCGGAATGATGCCGTCGCCCGTATCCGCATCAGCGGAGTACACCCGGATGATCGAGCCGTCATCCTGCGTGATCCGGCGGTAGCCGTCCTGCACCTTGAACCGCTTCGACAACCCCGGCGAGCGACGAACAAACCCCGCCGCCTGGCCGTACAGGATCGCCGCCTGATCCTTCGCAGCAGCACCAATCGGGACCGCCGCCTGCGGCGTGTACATCGCGTGATACAGCGCCAACGCAGCGAACACCGTCGTCTTACCGTTGCCCTTCGGCAACAGCACAAGCTCCTCGGTCACACCATCGAAGAAGTCCGACAGGAACTCCAGCTGGAACGGCTCAAGCTCAAGCGCGCGGCCATCCTCCAGCGACAACTTGCCGCACCACGCCTCAAAGTGATCCAGCGTGCCCGGCTCAAACACTCCTGAGCGCCCGGACCGGCGCGAGGCCGTCGAACTCGTCACCGTCGTCCTCCCGCTTGTCAGCCCCCGCCGCCTTACGACCCCGAGCCGTAAGCCCCAACTGATCCGCCAGCATCGAAGCGCGCCGGCAACACCGATCCCACTCAGCGCCCTTCCCGTTCAGCCGCGCATCCCGCGCAGCCTCAAGCGCCCACACGTACTCATCAGTCAGAACCCGCATAGACGGCTTCCACGTCCCAAGCTCCTGCTGCGCCTTCACAGCCGAATGCCACACATCGCAATGAAAAGCATCCAAACCCTCGGGCGGCTGCGTCAGACGTGACCCCAAAACGGCCTCCTACCTG